CAATAAAAAACAAATGATTTAAAACGGTTTTATTTTAAGTCTCGTTTTACTTGCCTTTGGCTCAGGCTTAGGTGCCACTTGATAACCCACCTTGCCATATCTATACAGTCTCCAGTAAAACATTAGGAAATCAGACAAAACGAAGCTCGCGGCGCTTTCACTTTGGTCTCTGAAAATTCCTGTTATGTTAATTCTGCAAATACGTCTTCTTAAATCATTGGTAATTGGGCAATTGAACATGGGATCAAGATCTCTATATGAGGTTACAACATCAAACAGTGTAGAGAAGTCTTCCATTTCGTCTAAATCAAAAGTGAACGCGTCTTCATCATCAGATTCCTCAGCTTTAATGTCTTCCAAGAATTGTTTGTCTATCTCTAGCTCCATAAACTTCATTGGATCATATTTCTTAGGTTCAACTCTCAAGAAATCTTCCTCTCTTATCTCATCTTCTCTAGCCACAGCCACTGCATGGGTGTGCACTCTAAGTTTTGCATAAGTAGCAGCACTAGAGTCAGCAATTGCCATTTTAACAAGTCTTTGTTTCCAGCTAGCAGGAATACTCCTATCCAGCATTATCACATTGTGCATTGTTGAAACGTCTTCATCTCTCCTTCTCATCCACATCATCATTGGTGCTGAGCATTTCAACTCAAGTGGACTATATTTCTTTGCAGTTTTAGACGGCTCAGGCATCAAACTCACAATTGTTGAATCAGAGTCTCTTATCATTACTTTCAGCACTCCTCTTTCGTATTTCAACTCAAGAAATCGATCGTTCATCCGAAACATCATAGACTTCTCAGTTGGGTCTAGGTCCAGTATGGGGAAACCGTGGAATCTGGACATTCTCCTAAATTTGTTGAGTATTTTCAGTGGTGGTATCCTGTTAACTATAAAACTAACGGCCTTTTTATCTTTCACATCAATGTTGGCAACGTACCCCTCGCATTCCATATACAAAGATCCCATACCTTTCCAACCATATGGTCGCTTCCCACCCTTCCACACAATTTTTTGTTTCTGTATGAAAAAAGAGAAGCCATCATACTTCACAACCCTCCTGTAAGTGTCTAATCTCACTCTTCCTTCCATAACTATCCTGCAAAACAATAGTCTTCTCTGCTGTGTTGGATAGTGAGTCAGCTCCTCTATAGATTTTATTTCCAATTTCTTGATTAGTTGGAAAGATAGATCTCTCTTTTCTTCCTCTGTTAGCCAAGAATGTCTTATCATCCATAGCTGGGTTTCAGCTGAGCTCAATTTGTTGTCAATATCTCTTCTATCACCTATTACTGGAGTGGAGGTTAGTTCAGGCCATTCAACCTTGCTTTCTAGCTGAAGCTCATCTTCTCCCTTTGTTACATAATATTCTCCTAGAGAAGTAAAAGTTTCCATTAAATTATACATGAATCTTGTCAAAGTCGAGGACTTTTTTGCTGGGCTTAAAACAGTCACTGATCTTGATTTGTCTGATATTGAAGTTAAGAAATTTTTCATTTGAAGACAGTCCATGGAAGATTCCTTAAGACTTTCCTCAAAATCAAGCTTCAAGAAGGGGAATTGTCTTGACAAATCCTCATAAGAAATTCTCAGTCTAGAGTTCTTCCTCATGTCTTCCTTGTCAAACCACAATCTCTTCATGGTTTCAGAAGCGGGATATGGAGTTTTTGTGTCCAGAGTGTTTAAGTGTATAGTAATGAGGTGATTTCTTGTTATTGGAGTTTTTACATGTGTTGACTGAAGGTTGCTTGACAGATCATGGAATCTATTGAAAACTTCGTGCTCTGGGAAAATTGTGTTGTCAACAGGGAATTTAGGTAAGCCCTCTATGTACTTTGAGAGTTCTGGGAAGCTGCACTTCGCCACTTTGAATACCGTTCCTTCAGTCTTGTAGACTGTGAAACATCTAGACCATGAAGTGTAGGTTGATGTTGCAAAGATATCACTGACTCGATAAAACTTGAAGCTATCCATAGCACCAGGAGTGATGGACCTTAGTTTAAGTTCCATCATTAGATGTAACTTGTCAGACGGTCTTTCAAATAGTTTCTCAGGGTTCTGCTTAAAGTATTCTAAAACATCATCTCTGTTTGCACCAAGTTGTTTTTTCATGTCATACCATCTCCTTACAGATCCAAGCCTGAAATGGAATGAGCCACCCAAGTCGTCGGTGAGAGACCAAATCCTACTTGTTGTCTCTTTGTTTTCCAGTATGGATTTGAAAGCCAAGTATCTGGCAAATCTTGCACCAAGCATTCCACAAATGGGTTCAGGCTCAAATGGAAAGAATCCTAAACTATCGTGACACTTTGATCTTATTATTTCCCTGGTGTTTGGCCACAGGCTATCTGTGAGCATACCCTGAGAAAAGTAATGGAAGATAGACTGTGCATATTGAACCTGAGCTGATAGCTGGAAGTCTCCGCCGTTCTCTTTCAATTGTGATCTAACATTACAGCACTGGACAAATCTATCTTTAAAATTTTCAGAGGTGGAAGCTCTAAAACAAGCAGCAACGAACTTGTTAACAGGACTCAAAATAGTGTTCCACATGAACCAAGTTGAGTTAAACTCAAATATCGAGTCTGTCCTTTCCATAGATGATTTGACAGTAGAAATCTTTGTGCAGAAGAAAGGGGCTATCATCACTCTAAACTTAGAGCATGATTTTAATATGGTTAATGCCTTATGGTATTCACCAGGTTTGTAGAAAGCAACCCTTATTGTTCCACCATCATCTGATGATACTGGATTTGTTGCCCTAACTGTAATGCCTTGATCTTGTGAAAACCTAGTAACCATCTCGTCTATGTACAATGACACCATTGCCCCCAGTGCTCCAGATGAGTAATGAAGGATACCTTGCATCATGTTGCTTCTGTTCTTGAGTTGTTGACACCCTTGAGATACTAGTGGCTTTATCTCAACCCCATCAACCACAACAGGTTTCCCATAAAAAGAATCTTTCAGCCAGTTCAATGGGTCTTTTGTACTTCTGATGTCCTTGTTCTTCAAAAATAGATCTAGTAGTGATCTATGTACTATTATTTTCTTATGACTAACCTCGTTCAAAATGGTTTTTGCAGTTGGCCAGAATTTACTGTCTCCATAAATGGGATACAGCATGCATGCAAAAGTCCTCATCATGAATTTTTGACACCAGGTTTCATTATCAAAAGAATCTTCCATGGTCGTTAACTTTATGTCTGAATCAGCTAGTTCTTCCCTCATCTTTGCAATTTCCTTTTTAAAGTCTTGTGGAACCTTGTATTTCCTCTTGCCCTTAACCATCATCTCGTTCTTCAACTCCCTACATATTGCTCTTGAAAGAATCTCAACATATAAGACGCATATTCTCGATACCATAGACAAGACAAAAATTTCTCTAGCACCACCCAGTTGGAGCTTGCTGAAAACAGTTGCGTAAATTCCTTGCTTTGTAATCTTATCAACCATCTGAGTCATGTCTGAGAAGGGATTTATGCCCATGTCTGAAGTGGAGATAAGATCAAAAACAGCTTTTATAGCTTTTTGGTTGGATGGCTTTAGAGATTCTTTGTAAAACATCGGGTCAGACTTGAAAATAGCTGATGCTTTAAAGGTTGCCAAATCATTGAAAGTGTTATTTGAGAATTCCTTTGCAAGTGCGATTTTGAAGAATCTATCCATGCTTCCATATCTAGACTCTATTTTCTTTCTTGTCCTCAAAGATGAAGCCAATATTAGCTCTGGATCAAATTCGTGAGCCTTTGGGAATCCATGTTTCTTAATGTTCCACGCAACTTTCCCAGTCATTTCCTCTCTTGTTTCAGTGTCTAATAAAACTTCTTGCTTGATGATCTTATTATACAATTTCATTATATCATGAACACCATGATCTTCATCCTTGTTTTTGTACACACCAAGATACATCATGAACAAGGCTTGCCTAAAATTCTTTATTCCAATTCCTCTAAAGCCAGTGCAATTGACAACCAAGTCCCCAGACTTGTCACCCTCAGGCCTTTCATTACTAAGTCTAGCAGATCCTACATTTTTGAGTGTAAATGAGTACATTTGTTTTATAATATATAAACACAAAGAACTCCTCACTTCTTTTGGAAACTTGACACTTACTTGCATGGGATCTTGGACAGCCTTGGACTTCTGGATGAAGCTTTTCATCAAAACATGTCTTGTGAGCAGTAGAGTCTGAGACGTTGGATGTTTATCTTCTAATCTTATCAACAAGCTAAGGGAGAAAATCTTTTTGTACTGAACTGGAAAGACTTTTTTGCAAACACAGAGAGTTGAAAAAGCATCTGGCAGAATTGAAACAAGAGTTGATAGCTTATCTTTAGTGAAAGAAAATGGTTTGCTAACAGATCTGCTTCCACAGTTAACAACGTCTTGAAGACCATTTCCGGACAGAAAGTTCTTTGAGTCACTTATTAATACACAGGATATAAATGATCTTGTGTTTGTTGGTCTCATCATGAGGAAAGCATCTACTGTCCTGAGCTTCTTGATCAGATACTCATTTTTCTTAAGGCCTGTCTTCATATTGTTATTTGCTTCAATTGCAATTTCATTTAGAATTGTTAGAGATCGTCCCAATCTAGTCTTTTGGAACTCTTTGAAATCGTCAGATGGATTGCAGCCAGGGATGTTAGGAACCTTGCTCCTAGCGAAGTCACTAAGAGAGTAATCTAAAACATCATCGAACTCTTTATGTACCTCACATGGCTCCAGAGAGTCATCAAAGAACTTTAGCAAGTCTTCAACCTTATTGGTTGGAGACATATAGCTTAGCCCTCTCCTCATCCTTGAATCAAATTTTTCAACTTCCTCTTCCTCTAGTTTTGATCTAGTTCCAAAACCTTTCATGATCATCTCATCAGGGATGTGGTCTGGATCCATCTTTATTCTCATTGACTGTTTGTGGTGCTTTCTATACATCTTAGACTCTTTCTCGAAAAGGTTACTTTTTTCAAGCTCTCTTGAATCCATAAAATCAAGTTCCTTGATTTCTACTTTGGACTCATTAGATTGTAGTGACCTCCACTTACTTTCAGAAAACTGCACAAAGTTTGACAACTCATGTCCACCTTCACATCGGCTCATCTTCTCCATTGGTAGCATCAACGGAAATCCTAGCACTCTTTTGTCTATGACTATCTTATCCTGGCCACTGTGTTCTTCCATGAAAGATGACTCAGACGATTTGACTTTGTATTTTTCAGTTGAAGAGAGCTCATTCCTTTTTGTCTCAAGCTCCCTCTTTGATCTAAAGATGCATGATTTGAACAATGGTTTGTATTTGTTGTAAACGTTAGAGTGGATCGTTCCCTTTCCTATCATTTTGGACCAAAGGGCATCACATGGGTTAACATCATAGTCATACACTTTGTCTGGCACAGTCTGTGGTAACTTCATCCCATCAATAATGTTGTCATCTTCTTCAAGTAGACCATTTCTTATTAATGCCTCTTGCATAGACAAGCCAATAGAGTATCCCTCACAAATAGATTTCAATGATTCATCTGAAATTTGGAAGTTAGAATAAACTTTGTTTCTTGTAACAAATAAATAGTTCATGTAAGTGGGAGGGCTGGAGGTGGTTACCTTCTCTGTTAATATTTCAGCATAATTTGTTCTTTGGATTATTTTCTTCAAAGCATCATGAGACAGGCGAGAACTGGTGTTTCTAGTCTTCAGTTCAAAAACATTTACATGATCTGACACACAAATTAAGTCGGGAGTTAAGTGGTCCAAGTCATGAGGGTCAAATCCATGGCCATTCAAGTGAGAAAAACTGATGTCTCCATAAGACCCGCAAAATGAGAACATTGTCATCTCATGAGGAAGCTTGTAACCAATTGAATTTGGTATTACAATCATGTTGTTCATTATTAGAGTAGAAATTGACGATCTCTCCTCTATTTTCAGATCTTTTGGTAGAATGAAGTGATAGTCTTCTCCTTGTTCTTCAACACCAAACTCTACACTAAATAAGTTTGTGTCGAAAGATAGAGATGTGTCGTACTGGTAAAAGGATCCTGGGTCTGAATGAGCTCTTCCCGAGCGGATGCTCTGTAAAAGCCTAAGGAAACTTGGTGCTTCGGGTGGAGTGTTCATGCCTGACTAAGTTGGACGTGTTGCTTTTGTTAGTGTGTAGGTTATGCAAATTATATAAA